ATGATCCATACTACAGAGTGTTGCTTTCGGGGGAGAGGGGGACTGTGATGACGGTGGATGACATCGGCACCATACACGTTGCCTGGGATTGCGGTTCGTCGCTGGGTGTTGTGTACGGGGAGGATGCTTGCCGAAGACTTGATTATGTGACCGTTACCTGTTACGGTATTGCAAAGGTATGGGATGAGAGAATTGCAGCAATCCGCTTCTATACACTCTGTGCCGAGGAGAGTGACGGATCGGAGAGAGATCGGTATATGAGCATCATATATCAGCTTGTTGACGGTAATATGGTATGTACGGATGGTGAGGAGTCAGAATGAGAAAGAAATATTTCGGAATATGTCCCATATGCGGCGCAGCCTATAATTGTCCTCCGGCACTTTAGAGAGACGGCAAGATACATATTTGCCTTGATTGTGGCATCCGAGAAGCTTTGGATTCTGTCGGTGTTCCCTCAGAAGAGCAAGAGACGATATTGAAAACGATCCGAGATCATTTGCAAAAGAAACAGTTGTTGACATGATTATACCATAGAAACAAGGCAGGTAACCCTTACATTTTTACAAAATCCAATTACATTTTGCTCATACTTACAATGGCAGTCGATTTGTATTGAATATGTTTTCAAAAGTATATATTAGGTGCAATTGATTCATCTATTATGAAACTATGTTGCGGTCTCCTATAGTCATATACTAAACTTTTTCTTATACTAATTTTTTTACTCTATAGAAAAGTTTTATATATGACCATCATTGACTGCAACATGGCGGGGTGAGGTCGCCAATAGTCATTTACTAAACTTTCTCTTATACTTATTTTTTGGCTCTATAGAGAATTTTTATATATGACTATCGTCGACCTCACCCCCTTTGATGCATAAACGGTTTTTATATCGTATAAAACATCGTTTGTGACATCCGGCACCATAACTATTGCATGTGTTGTATCCTCCTTTTATCTATATGGTGCGGTCTCCTATAGTCATATACTAAACTTTCTCTTATTCTAAATTTTTTACTCTATAGAGAGTTTTTATATATGACTATCATCGACCGCACCATTCCTCTATAAAAGCATCTCTGGTATGATATGATACTTTACAGCACTTCTCAAAAACATCACGTTCCCCACGATTTTTCAAAAAGACCATAACTTATACATCGCAATTTTTCAAAAAAAGAGAAAATACGCAACAAATGCAACCAAATGCAACAACCATAGTGTGATATAATTATAATGACAAATGGTATCATATGACGAAATATAGTAATCGACCGTACCATTCCTCCATAAAAGCTTCTTACTCCTAAAAAAGCAAAACTATACCCCGTAATATTTTAATAAGAAAACTTCCAACAAAATAAACAAATTAAACAACCATAGTGTGATATAATTATAATGACAAATGCTATCATATGATGAAATATCGTAAAATCGGAACAAATGGAACAAACAAAACGCCGGTTATATGGTATCATTATAATGGACAACAAAATAGTCCTGTGCTCAATTTAATATCTAAAGCCTGTACGGATCTCCAAATCCGTATGGGCTTTTTTGTTACCTGAAAGGAGGTGAGTTTATGGATAAGACTACAATCAGCGTACAAGAGCTGTCCGCACAGATGGGAATTAGTTTACCGAAAGCATATGAATTGGTGAAGTCAAACGGTTTCCCTACAATACGTATTGGTACACGAATTCTTATACCCGTTGATGCTTATAAGGAATGGCTCGTTAATACAGCGAGCAAAAAGGGGTAAGTGCGCATACCCGGTAGGGGGTGTAAATCTCCGGGACCTTTCACTCGTACAACGGGCGTGGGGCCTCACGCACAAAAAGACAAAAACAAAGGGGGTATTAACCCCTAAATCCAAAACAAACAAAATACAAGGAGAAACAATTATGAAAAACAAGAGAAACTACAATGATTATCTTTCAAGACTCAACGCTTTAAGAGAAGAAATGCTCGGTATTAAGCGTGATCCCACCGCAGCAGATCGCAAAGCCGACGAAGCATACGCCTCCGCATTTTGGGATGCAATGCACACCGGTATGCCTCAGAACGCTCTCAAAAAAGGAAGTGACGGCTCGGGTGGCTTCCTTGTACCGAACACCTTTGAGAAGAAGCTCGTCGAGGGCTTGACACGCAAGAACCTTCTCCGCAGACTCGGTACGGTCATCAAGACCACTAAAACAATGAAGATCCCCAAGGTTGTAGAAGAGGGCTCTGCTGCTTGGATTCCGGAGGGTGAGATCGTACCTATCAGCGAAACAACCTTCGGTGAGATTGTGCTCGGTGCATACAAGCTGGCACATCGCATTCTCGTTTCGGACGAGCTCTTGGAGGACGCCGATTTCAATGTTGAGGAATACATCCGCCATATGTTCGTTTATTCCATAGCCAAGGCTGAGGAAGAGGCGTTTTTTACGGGTGACGGCAACAGCAAACCCGTGGGTATTATCCATCAGGCAGAGGTGGGCAAGGTAATAAACGATGCCGATGCACTGAGCTTTGATGACCTCATCGACCTCATTTATTCCGTTAAGGAGCCTTACCGCAAGAATGCCGTATTCATTCTTTCCGAGGATACCGAGGTGAGATTAAAGAAGCTTGGTCTTTATGACGGCAAGCCTGCTTGGATCAATTCCTTAAGCGAGGATGAGCCCGACACGCTCCTTGGTTATCCCGTATACGTAACCAACGAGCTTCCTTCGGTAGAAGCCGGGGCAAAGCCTATCCTTTTCGGTGACTTCTCTCATTTTTGGATCGGTGAGCGTGGTAAGCGCAGTATTAAGCGTTTGGTTGAACGTTATGCCGATCACGGTCAGGTTGCTTACATCACATCCGAGCGCATTGATGCCAAGCTCGTTCTTCCCGAAGCCATAAAGGTTCTTGAAGTCAAGGCGTAAACCAGCAATCGGGAGAGTAGCCGTGATGGTTGCTCTCCCACCACATAGAAAGGAGTTACAATATGAAACCGCAAGATAAAATTGCAATCGATAACCTTCGCATGGAAGGCAAGTCCGCAGGTGACATCGCCCTTATCCTACATCTTTCTCCCAATACCGTACGTTCGTATATCCGCCGTCATCCCGATATTCCCGGTGCCCGCCGTTGTATGACTTGCGGTGCATTTGTATCGCACTCCACAGGAAGACGTGAGAAAAAGTTCTGCTCGGATAAGTGCCGTATGGCTTGGTGGAATTCTCATCCCGAATCCATAAACCGAAAAGCATATTACAGCCTCGTTTGCGAGGAATGCGGAAAGGAGTTTGTGAGCTATGGAAACAACCGTCGTAAATACTGCAGTCGGGAATGCTACCTTAAAGCACGCAGAGCGAAATCCGTATGATCCATCTGGGCTTATTCTTTATCACACCTCCGCAGCACTTGTAGAAAGGATGGTAAAGCAAGGACTTCTGACGGTCACGGATTATAAGAAAGCTATTGACGTATTAAACAAAAAGTACGGATTATCTTCGAGTAGTTTATTTGCTGAAATCGCTTGACTTTCAGAGGGGTTAGAGTGATATATATAGTACCTTATAAGTAATACACAGGAGGTTATATGGCAAGAAAAATCGAACAAGTACACTTTCCCGAAGTGTTACCAAAGAAAAAGCGTGTAGCTGCATATGCGAGAGTGTCCACAGGTAAGGATGCCATGCTTCACTCCCTCTCCGCACAGGTCAGCTATTACAGCAAAATGATACAAAGCCATGGTGATTGGGAGTATGCCGGAGTATATGCGGACGAAGCCTTGACAGGCACAAAGGATAACAGAGAGAACTTTCAAAGGCTCCTCGCAGATTGCCGAAGCGGAATGGTGGATATGATCATAACCAAGTCTATATCGCGCTTTGCCAGAAATACCATAACTCTGCTTGAAACCGTTAGAGAACTGAAGAGTATGGGAGTTGATGTGTATTTTGAGGAACAGAACATTCACACCACAAGTGCTGATGGGGAACTGATGCTTACAATTCTTGCAAGCTATGCCCAGGAGGAAAGTCTCTCCGCAAGTGAGAATCAGAAATGGAAGGTCAGAAAGCAGTTTCAAGAGGGTAAGATAATGAATGTCCGCAGAATGTTCGGTTACCGAGTAGTAAAAGGGAACCTTGAGGTTGATGAAACTACCGCACCTATTGTACGAGAGATATTCCGAAGAGCAGCAGATGGAGAAAGCTTTGGTGCCATTGCCCGTGATCTCAACAACAGATGCATCAGGGGTACCAACGGAGGTGAATGGAAGGCGAGCCGTATCGCTGCCTTGCTCGGAAACGAAAAATACTGCGGTAACGCCCTTTTGCAAAAGAAGTACCGCAATAACCACTTGGAGAAAAAAGAACTTTGCAATACAGGAGAACTTCCGATGTATTATGCAGAGGGGACTCACGAAGGTATCATTGATGAAGAACTGTTTTGTGCCGTCAGAGAGATCCTGCAAAGGAACACACAACGTATATCCGAGCATACTCCTTGTGAGCGCAGCATCTTTTCCGGGATGATAGTTTGTGAGAGTTGCGGAAGACATTACAAGCGTATTACAAACAACGGCAGAAAAGCCTGGAACTGTGCTTCATATCAGGAGAAGGGTAAAGATGTGTGCACATCAAAGCAAATCCCCGAGGAAGAGCTATTTCGGCTTGCATCTGAGGTGCTCGGTGTTACGGAACTTACGCCGAATGCGTTTTTTGATAGGATAACGGCAATTACAGCCACAAAAGAAAACACTTTGATATTTCACCTTGCAGGCGGAGAAACATCCGTTAAACGATGGAAACCGCGTTCTCGCACCAATGGTTGGACATATGAAATGAGAGAGGCGGCAAGGCAGAGGGCTTCGGAAAGGAGAACACAAAATGGCTAAAAACGTAACCGTAATACCCGCCACACGAAATTTACATACGGGAATATCCACAGCATCAAAAACAAAACGGAAGGTTGCGGGATATGCCCGTGTGTCCACCGACAGTGATGAACAGTTCACAAGCTATGAGGCACAGGTGGACTACTACACCAATTACATCAAAAGCCGTCCCGAGTGGGAGTTTGTTGAGGTCTATACGGACGAAGGCATATCCGCCCTCAATACAAAAAAGCGTGACGGTTTTAACCGAATGGTATCCGATGCCCTAAACGGCAAAATCGACCTCATCGTAACCAAGAGCGTGAGTCGCTTTGCCCGCAATACCGTGGACAGCCTTACCACCGTCCGTAAGCTAAAGGACAAAGGCGTTGAGGTGTATTTTGAAAAGGAAAATATATGGACGATGGACTCCAAGGGTGAGCTGCTCATTACCATAATGTCATCCCTTGCCCAGGAGGAAAGCCGTTCCATTTCCGAGAACGTGACCTGGGGACAACGTAAACGATTTGCCGACGGCAAGGTCAGCATGCCGTATACACAATTCCTCGGTTACAGAAAAGGAGCAAACGGTCTGCCCGAAATAGTGCCGGATGAAGCGGAAATAGTACGGCGCATATACCGAATGTTTATCGAAGGCAAATCCGCAAATTACATTGCAAGACACCTTACCTCCGAGGGTGTTCCCACACCGGGAAAAAAGAAGGTGTGGCAAACGAGCACCATAGAGAGTATCCTTACAAACGAGAAATACAAGGGGGACGCACGGCTTCAGAAGAAGTTTACAACGGATTATTTAACAAAAAAGATGAAGGTCAACGAGGGTGAGGTTCCTCAGTATTACGTGGAGAACAGCCACCCTGCAATAATAGATCCGGCAGAGTGGGAGATGGTTCAGGAGGAGATCCGCCTACGTAAGCACGCACCGAAACGTACTTCTTGTAATAGTCCTTTCTCGGGGAAGGTCATATGTGGGGATTGCGGAGAGTGGTTCGGTCCCAAGGTGTGGCACTCAAACGATCAGTACCGCCGTGTGATATGGCAATGCAATCATAAATTTAAGGGAGAAGAGAAATGCTCAACACCGCATTTTACAGAAGATGCGCTCAAGGAGTATTCCATCATTGCATTGAGCTTTCTAATTGAAAACCGTGAAGCCTTAATTGAGGATGGAAGACTTATAAAGAAAACTCTTTCCGATCATACTGAAATTGATGCCGAGATAAGAGCGGTCACGGAAGAGATTGAGATTGTTACACAGATGATAGAAAAAGCCATTACCGACAATGCGATAACGGCTCTTAACCAAGAGGAATATACTAAAACCTATGAAAGCCTTACCGAACGTTATGAGTCTTTACAGAAGCGTTATACGACTCTTACACGTAAGATGGAAGAAAAGAAATACAAGGCGGGCGTTCTCAGCGGATTTTTGTTTGAGCTTTCCGAGCTTGACCTCCTTGACACCGAATGGAGCGACAGCCGTTTTCACGCCATCGTAGAGCTTATAACCGTTCACAATGACGGAAGGTTTGTGTTCACATTCCGAAACGGATGCGAGGAGACAGTGATGATGTAATAATTTAACCACGTCACCGGACGCGCATATGAGTGTCCGTATTTCATTTTAGGAAGGGTAGTATGGTTGAGTAGAGGTTGCAATATATACAAATGCCCCCTGGAGTCCAAAAGCTGATTCCGGGGGGCTGTTATTCGCAACTTAGATATTTCCCTTTATGAAATATACTGCTTAAGCCATGACGGCATCTTGGGGTCATCAATACTCCAGGATTCTACAACCTCCTCGCCTTCTTCCCATGTGCTTTCATTACCGTCGAATACTTTTTGACGATGACATTTATATTTGATAACTTCGTCTCCTTCAAGACGATATTCGTTCCAATAGTAATTTTGCTTGCCGTATCCATTCCATTCCTGTGTTGCGTAAATAGTCATAATATACTCTCGCTTTCTGAGACACTTTAGTCTCTGTATATTTTTTGATTTAAAATTTGCAAACATCCAATTTCCCACTATGAACCTTTTTGTGGCAATCGTGACAGAGTGAAATAATGTTATCTGCTGAAGCCGCCCCCAAAAATTGATGGTCGAATATGTGGTGTCCTTGGACTTTTTGCTTTGAACCGCAAGCTTGACAGGTTTCATAATCTCTCTTACGTCCTGCCTTTTGAGCCTTGATGTGTGCTGAAGATCTCTTTGCCATACCATTAACCTCCAATTCTTTTTCTAATACCGCCTTGTATAAGCGAACCTACATTTGTTTTTAATCCACTGGCTATCGTCCCCCTTCCGTTAGGTGCGTATTTTGCTTTCGCTTTCATAATATCTTTAGATATTTGTGCTGCTTGATTTTGTGTAAGATCCGAAATTACTGCAACTACAGCTCTATCTTTCTTTCCAGCCATAAATAATTACCCTCCTTAAAAATTGGTGATTTTCACACCATTTTCTGTTTCTACCTCAACAGTATTACGACCATAACCAATTGTGGTGATATGTTCAGTGTCAATCCAAATACCAGAGGCATCTTTTCCGAGCGGGATAATGTCCACCTCGCCACTGATTCGTTCTACAGCAACGAACTCATTTGTAATGCTGATAACTTTGTCACCGTCTTGTAAAATGTTGATTCTCATTTTTGACCTCCTTATTCATCGCAAGTGGAACTTAATGCGCCTCCACCTATAGCGCAAAGTAACAATATAATGTCATCTACCGGTCCGGGGCAGAAATCCAATGGTGATACAATGTAAATAACAAGTAGTACCACCAACATACCTTTAAGCACACCACTCATATTGTACCTCCCAGATTAATTTCCGTTAGCAGAACTTATGACCGACAAAACTGTAATAGCAAATGCCGCAGCAGTCTGTGCATATTTCATTGCCTTGT